TCACACGCTCCACACGACCGCCCCCGTCGCCGGGTTGAGTCGCCAGAGGGAGCGTCCAAATCCGTTGCCGCACGAGCTGGCCAGGAACACCCGGCCGCTGCCGGCGGCGATGTCGTGTCCAACATTGCTCAGGAGCGGCGAGCCGGCCGGCACACGCATCTGCCAGAGCTCGGCCCCCGTGTGGTCCATGGCCCAGGCGATGGCTCGCACGCCGTCGCCGTCGGCCGTGCCTAAGCCCGCCAGGTAGACCCGGTCGTCGTCGGCGTCGATCGCGAGGTAGCTGCGGTCCGTCTGCAGCGGGCTCACCCACAGCACGGCGCCCGTCACGGCGTCGATCGCGGCCACGAACGATTGCGGGCCGGAGATCAGATCGCGACTGCAGGCCGCGTAGATCACGCCGGCGTGCAGAGCCAGATCCAGGCAGGACACCAGCCCGGCGATCGGCGACACGGCCCAACTGTCCGTGGGCGACAGGCCTTCGCGGACCACGGCCTTGAACGTCGACTGAGCCACGCTGGTCGAGTACCAGTTGATCCCGTCGCCGTCCGACAGCCAGGCGTTGATCGCCGTCACCGTCTCAAACAGGAACGGCGTCGGCGACGGGTAGCCGACCTCGGTCAAACGAGCCCCAGAGCTCAGGGCGTGGACCGTGGTGCCCCCAAAGAACTTGGAACCCAGCCTGACGCGACCGAACACCACGGCCGTGCGGGTGCCCAAGTTGACGCCTTGGCCCCAGCCCACGCCGACGCCAAACGGTAGGAACACGTCGCCGCCGTCGTGACGCCAATCCTCGAGCCAGGTCTCACCACCAGCGGTGGTGAGCCACGCCAGTTGCCCGCGGCTGAAGATCGGATCATCAAACGACATGGCCACGAGCTGGCCTTCGTGGAACGCCAGGCCAAACCACGACACGTGGGCCGAATCGACCAGCGGCGAGTACTCCCAGACCAGCTCGCCGGCGTCACCGGTACGACGCTGCACCGACCAGTGGTTCGACGCGTCGCGGCGACGCACCACATAGGCGTGCTCACCGTCCGTCACCACGCGGCGCGTGTCGCGGCAGGGCCGGCAGCAGCAGTCCTTGAGCGCGTCGCGATCGACGCTGACCAAGGCGTCGCGGCCGGTGCTGTGGTTGGAGTCGCGAGCGATCGTCATGAGCTGCACGCCTCCACCCAGGTGCGGCCGGGAAGCTCGACCCAGTCCAATGCCGCGCTGGACACGCTGACGCCCACGCCGTTGCTCGATCGAGCGGCGTAGATCAGGTCATCGACGCGGTAAGGCGGGAACACGGTCTGGGCCTGGCCGCTGACCGTCCGCTGCGTAGGGCTTGTGTAGGTCGCCGTGACGCCGCCGGCGTAGCTCTGGCGGATCGCCAGCGGCTTGGCGATCAGCACGTCGGACGTGCCCTCAGTCGTGCCGTCAAACTCACGGCAGACAATGTGGTTCTCGCCCATCGACTTGTACCTGAACTGCGTCACCAGCCCGCCGCCGGCGGCGCTGCCGTCCCACCCGCCCGTGCGCGGCGTCTCGGCCCGCTCCGCCTGCCGGCGTGCGTGCTCGATCTGCTGATTGACCAGGCCGGTGACTTTCATGTGGCTCTGATGACCTCCACGTCGAGGCTGTCGGGTGCGGCGGGCGCGGACGCGTCGGCCGTGCCGGAGATCTGCAGCCGCGTCGAGACGCCGCCCGCGGCCGACTCCGCCTCGATCGCCACCGTGATCTGCGTGCCGTGGCTGTACGTGCCCAGGGCCTTGCGGAACTCGCGTCCGCCGTCGAACGTGACCAGGTGCGTAGGCGTGCCGGGCATGCCGCTGCCTGAGTCGACGTACAGGCGGAACCGCTTGGCGGCCACCGCCTGGCCGGCGGTGACGTGCACCCACCGCAGCGTCATCAAACCGTTGGCGCCCTGCACGAGCTCGAGGCCGATCGGTGGGTTGGGTCGGGGCACGACCAGGTCGCCGTCGGCGTCGAACTCCACTCGAACCAGGCGAACCGGCTCCACGTCCTCCACGCCGCACTCGCTGACGGCCTTGACATTCAGCCACTGCACCGAGCTCGCCCGGAAGCCGGCCAAGTCAGCCGTGCCGCTGCCGGCCGGCAGGTGGTCCCACAACCGGTCGGGCCCACGCTCCGCGGTGCGGCGGTAAACGCGGTAGACGTTGCCGACCGTCAGATCCGCCGACACGTCCACCGAGATCTCGGCAGCAGCCTCGTGGATCTCGTCACGGGTGACGGCTGCCGACGAGCTCACGGCCACCGACGACTCTGCCCCGGGCGACAGCGTCAGCTGCAGGCCCGAGCTCACCGACACATCGGCCTGCCCCGTGGCATCGGGCGCCAGCACCAGGCTCAGCGTGGCCGACGAGCTGATCTCGATCGACGCCTCGGCATAGGGCAGCAGCGTGATCGTGGCGGTAGAGCTCACGTCGATCGACGCCTGGGCCTCGGGCGCCAGCGTCAAGGCCGCGACGGCCGACGACGTCACATCGATCGCCGCCGCGCCGCCGCTAGCAGCCAGCAGCAGCCCCAGGGACACGTCAGAGCTCACGTCGATCGACGCCGCCGCGTCGCCTGCCAGGTAGCCGGCCGCCTCGTAGTGAGCCTCAACGCGAGCGGCGGACAGCACCTTGTTGTAGATCGCCGTCTTGTCCAGCGTGGCCGACAGGAAATCAGTGGCACTGGCGTAGGACCGGCAGAGCCGGCCGCCGGCGAAGTTGGCAAAGGTCGCCGGCGCCGTCGGCGTGCCTGAGTGCGTGAAGGTCTGCAAGACGGTGTCGACGTAGACCCGCACGGTGGCCGTCAGCGGCTCAACAGCCACCACCAGGTGATGCGAGTCGCCGTCCGTGATGCCCGTGTCAACCTCGACGGCGCCGGAAAACTCCACGCCATCCGCACCGCGGAAGCCCACGCGAATGAAGCCGGTCGACGGCGACGCGCTGTTGAACCGATTGGCATTCAGGGCCACGAACCAAAACGTGAGGCCCGAGGCCGGACGCATGTCGAGCAGCTTGCGGCCCTGAGTCGTGTCGGTGGTCTTGATCCAGGTCTCAAACGTCAGGCCTGCCCCTGCGTTGCTGCCCAGCGTGCCAATGGCCGGCAAGGTCGCCGACTGCGAGCTGCCGCTGGCAAAGGTGACGGAGGTCCCGGCCTCGGTGGCCACGATGGCCGTAGCCTCCAGCGTCGGGCTGTTGACGTACGCGCCGTCGTTGGAGTTGCCCGACGAGTCCAGCATGACGGTGTCGCCAGCGGTCTCGTCGTGCTTGTAGAACGCTTCGGGGCCGTCCACGTCTACGGCGTCGGAATAGGGCGTCGCCACCGGGTCCGGCGTCGCGACCCCCAACTCCACCCCCGTCTCATCCAGCTCGATCGCCGCGACGTTTCCCAACGCGATCGGCCCGCCCGTCGTGCTGAGCCCGGCCTGCCCCCAACTGTCGCGCCCCTCGCGGCCCGGCTCCCAGCGCGAGACCTGGTAGCGCGGCAGGATCGCGCTCGGGTCGCCGTGTCGGGCCAGCCGGATGGCGATCTGCTGCGCCTCCTGCGGTGTCGGCGCGGCCGACCAGACGCAGGTGTCGCCGATGTCGCCGTTGCAGTGCTGGATCGCGCTGGGCGAGGTCCAGGGCAGGCCGCCGATCATCGTGACGTTCGGGCCGGTGATCGCCGTCACGCTCGCGGTGCTGACGCCGGCCAGCACTCCGTCGATGAACAGGTACCGCAGCGACGCCGAGGCCCAGATCACCAGCAGGTGGTGCAGCTTCGCGGTGTCGGTGATGGTGATGGTTGATGCCAGATCGTCCTGGCTGCCGCCGTCCTTGCGGTAGCCGACGCTGATCTGCCCGACGTCCTGGCCGTAGTGCGCGATCCACAGGGCCTCGAGCGCCAGCGATCCGGCCTGGCTCACGGCCCAGATGCGGCTCAGGTCCGCCGCGCCGTTCCACCTGAACCACGTGCTGACCATGCACGGCGCGCCACTGACCACCGCGCTGGATCGCGAGAGGTACTGGCCCGAACCGTCGCCCAGGTCCGACATCTTCCACGCGAGCTGCGGCACGCTGTTCGGCGTCGCGATCGTCGTGGGCTGCGCGGTGTCGGCGACTTCGATCACGTCGTCCTCGGCGGGCGCGACGAAGGCGTTGGACCAGTCCTTGTCCGTGAGGCCCGATGGCGTCAGGTCATAGCCGCCAATCAGGTCGCGGTCGTGGCCCTTGCCCCACCAGTGAGCGACCGGCCGCAGGTTGGCCGCACTGCCGCCCGCCATGTAGTAGGCGCGCTCGCGGTCGGTCAGGGCGCGGTTGAAGATCGCGAGGTCAGCGATCAGGACTTCGCTGCTGTAGTACGTGGTTCCATAAGTCGTCTCGCGGCAAACGTTGATCCGCGATAAGCCACTCAGCGATGGCGTGCTACCGACGCTGACGTTGTTTGTCCCGCCCGCGCCGCCGTTGAGCCAGCACGTCGAATAGCCGGAAGCAAACTCAGCAATTGCGGCATTCCAGGCTCCGACTTTGAATGAGTTGGAACTATCTCCGATTCTGGCCTTGGTTCCAGATGAGTAGTCACGCAAATCAGCCGCGACGTGGTCGGTTGCTGTGTCGCCGCGAACATAAATGTTGGCAGCGGTCTTTACGATGCCGCCGCCGGGGTAGGGCTGTTCGAGGGTCAGCAGATTGGCATAGCACGAATCGCTGAACGGCAGAAACCGCGCCACCAGCGTGAACGGGTAGCCGGTGATCGGCGTCGCCGTGCGCGTGAGGTAGGAGTTGGCGGGGATTCGCCGCGCCAGCACCAACCCCCCGCCGCGATGTGCCGCAACGATCGTCATGCGTCAGGCGCTCTTCTTGAAGCGGGCTTCCGCCGACACGGTGATGGCGCGGCTGGCGTTGTTGTTCTTCGCGTAGACCTTGAAGCCCTTCGCCGCGATGTTGGTGAGCTTCACGGTGACGATGGCCGGGTCATCGACGTTGGTATCGAGCACTGCCACCACCGGCGCGTTGTCGTCCGTGTCGTACTCGTCGGAGCCGCTGCCGTCAGGGTCGCCGCAGGTGTAGAGGATCTTGAACGTGATGGTGTCGCCGCTGGACGGCGTGCCGTTGTTGTCCGCCTTGAGCGTGATCTCGCCGGCGAACGCGGCATCGGGGATGCTCACGGCGTCGCTCGTCTCCGCGCCGCTGGCGGCCACGCTCTTGCTGTCAGCCGCGGACCACTGGACCTGCGCGGCTTCGGTCGTGATGCTCATGGGTCAACTCTCCTGCCCGTGCGGGCGTCGTGGGTGCGGATCAGGCCGCGCGGCGCTTGCGCGCGATGCGGACGTCGTCGGCGGTGAGCGGGCGAGCCACCGTGGGCTCGGCCTCGGAAATCGTGATGGTGGTGGCGGCGTAGGCCAGCAGCGCGGCCTTGTCCTCGGCAGTCGCCAGCCCCGTGGCGATCATCGAGTCGATCATCGCGAGGTGGTCGGCGTCGTTCGCGTCGAAGCTCTTGTCCGCGTTGTTGACCATCACCTCGGCGATCTCGGCGACCCGCAGGACCGGCGCCGACGTCTCGCTGTTCTTCAACGCGGCCTGCACCTTCGGGAACACGCCACGCTTGACCGCCCAATTCATGAGCTGGGCGCTGGTCAGCAGGCGCGAGGGCCCGGCCTGGGTGACGGCGTTGAGCGCGGCCGCGAGAGCGGCGTTGCTGTCGTTCCAAGAGAGCTCGCGGCTCTCGATCTCGTCGTAAATCCACTGGTAGTTCATGGTGGCGATCTCCTTCTCATCCAATGCGGACGGTCATCGCCTCGTCGGCGATCTTCGGGGTGGCGTTGATCACGATGTTGGCGACCTCGCTGAGCTCGCTGGTCAGCAGCAGGTTGCCGCTGCTCGAGGAGTCCAGCACCAGCAGGTGGCTGACGACGCCCCACGCGGCCGTCGCCTTGGCGAACTCGATCACGCCGTCGTTGGTCGAGGTGTAGAGGTCGCTGACCTCAGCGGGCGTGTTCCAGTTGTTGTGCGTGACGCGGGCATAGGCCCCGCTGCTGGGCTCGCTGTAGTTGGCGCCGTCCAGACCAGGCGTGAACGCGACGCGCTCGCCGCTCAGGTGCGAGTAGGTCAGCGTGGCGGCGGCGCCCGCGGCGTTGACCAGCGTGACGGTGTAGGGGCCTGAGCCCGTCACCGTGCCGGCGTAGACGGTTTCCTCGGTAGTGTCGAAGCCGGCGTTGAGCACCAGCTTGGCACCGGCGGCGACAGCGGCGGCGACGCTGATCGACCCGGCGCCGGCCGAGGCACTGGCCGAGAGCGTCGTGACCTTGTGCATGGCCACGTAGAGATTGGTGGCCTGCGTCCAGGACGCGATCAGCAGCAGGTGCTTGAGCAGGCGATCAGCCAGGGCGTGCGGGGCGGTGCTGCTGATCTTCAGCGTGCCGGCGGCGAAGCTGAGCGTGTAGCCGTTGTCGATCTCCACGACCGCGTCGAGCCGCAGCTTGGCCAGAGCGTTGCCCGAGCTGCTCGCGTCGTACAGGATCAGCCACCGGCTCAGCCCCCAGTCCGCGCTGGCCTGGGCGAACGCCACCGTGCCGCTGTTGGAGCACTGGCGGTACCCGCTGCTGTTGGTCGCCGGGTTGGCCCAGGCCTCAGCCTCGACGCGGGCGTAGCTGCCGCCGGACGGCGCCCGCACGTTGGCCAGGTCGTCGCCCGGCTCAAACACGACCGGCTCGTTGTCGGCGTGGTCGTAACCCAGGGCGTCCGAAGCGCCAGCGGCGTCGACCAGGTTGACGGTGTACGGGCCCGAGCCGCTGACCGTGCCGACGCAGAACGTCTCCTCATTCACGCCGCCGGGGTTAATCGTGATCTCGGCGCCCTGGGTAATGACGTGATCGACAGAGATCGACGTCGCGGCCGTGCTGGCCGACGCGGCAAGGTTCGTGTTGATGTGCACGCCCAGGTACAGATCCGCGGGCTGGGTCCAGGCCTCGATCTTCAGCAAGTGCTTGATCGCGGCGAGTTCGACGGCGTCAGCAAGGTCACGGGCCATGGTTCGTTCCTTCGTTGATGCTTCCGGGGGCGGGCACTTCCGGGGGGCGGGCTCCGGGGGTCAGGCGGCGTGCGTGACGTTGAGCGTGGCGGTGTAGTCGCCGCGACGGCCGCTCAGGGTCGGCGGTCCGATCCGCAGCGTGACGGTTTCGGCGGAGGCGTCGGTCAGCGTCACCTTGTAGGTGCCGTCCGTGTGGCTCTTGAGCACCAGGTCCTTGTTGCTGGTCATCGTCTCCACGGCCGTGGTGTTGGTCCCCGCGGCGATCGTGGCGTTCGTGGCGTTGGCGTAAGCGCCCGAGTTGCAGACCCGCACACGCAGGTAGTCGGTAATCTTGATGCGTTGGCCGGCAGAATCCACAAGCGTGATGGTCACCGTCGAAGCGCCGCTGGTGGTGCCCTGCGTGGTCAGAGCAATCACGTATCGCACCAGGTCGTGTGACGAGCTGATCACATGAGCGCCACGGTAGTCCACGATCGTGCTGATGGCGCTGCCTGCCACGGTGACGGCGGCAACCTTGACGTGCTCCGTCGCAGGCCAGCCATCGGCGATCGACGCCGCGCCCAGCGCCAACGCGCCGCTGTTGACGTAGGCGTAGACCAACGCCGTGTCGCCGTTAAAGCTGCTCAGGCTGATCGCGCCGCCCGACCAGGTGTACACAGCGCCGGCGATCGGCACCTGGCCGCAGGCCGTGACGCGCACCGTCGTGGCCGTTGCGTCGTCCGCCATGCACGCCAAGCCCAGCGACGCGTTGTCCAGGTGGTAAAAGGCGCTCATAACCTGGGCGTACCAGTTCTCGGTGTTGAGCGGCGTGACGTAGGCGCCGCTCCTGGCGTGCCGCGTGCCCGAAAGGCCGACGAGCTGAGAAGTTGTCAAATCTTTGACGGCCATTTGCACGTTCCTCAAATAAGGTGCGGCGACTGCGTAAAGGTCAGACGGATTTCTAGGTCGTTCACAGTGGCGACGGCTCGCAGATCGCGGGCGCCCTTGGGCGGATCGCTGATCTCCACGACGGTCTCCAGGACGTCGCTCACGTTGCCGGCGACGTCGCGGAGCTTCACGCCCAGCGGCAGCGTAGTGCACGCCCCGGCGGGCCGGTAGACGTGCTCGATCACCAGGCGAGGAGGCATTGAACCACCCCAAGCGCCTTGGCTCCATTCGCCCTGACCAAACCGCCAGGTCAACGGCCCCAATCCCCAACCATGTCGCCGAGGTTCGGCAACCCATGAGCCCCACCGCCCCGCGCCCCAGCCGCCCTTGGTCTGCCCGTTGTTGGGCCATGGCTCGACCGTCTGGACCACCGTGCCGCCGGCAGGCGTCGAGCCGGCCAGGTCGGCGGCGCCCTCACTGCCCAGGACCAGCAACAGCCGGTCGCTGGCCAGCCAGGTCGTCTTGCGGCCCACCTTGACGCGGAGCGTTGCCATTACAGGTCCGCTCCCTTCATGGCGTAGGGCCCGGCGTCGTCGAGCGTCAGCACGATCGCCTGAGCCAGCCCGATCTGCTCGGTGACGCTGACCACCTGCGGGTAGACCGCCTGGTCGCCCGCGCCGACCGCGAACGAGTAGTTGCGGCCCCGCACGCCCTGGATCAGGTCGCCCAGGCGCCAGCGGTCGAACACCATCTGCCAGGTCGTGACCGAGCCGGACAGCACGCCCATGGACAGCACGTCACGCTGGCGCTCGGCCACGTCCCGCACCGTCGTGGCGGTAACCGCCCCGGCGCTGTTGATCGTGGGCAGCTTGGTCCAGGTGCCGTCGCCCAGGTAGTGATCGGCCGAGGCCCAACGCTCCTCGAGATCCACGGGCAGCAGCTGCGCGGTGTAGTAGCGCGACGCACAGGTCGGCTGCCGACGCGCGTCGAAGCGAGCGGCGTGATCCGCTTCAACGCCGGCAGTCAAAGCGAACCGCAGCTGCTGCGACTTGATCAGCGCCCACCACGACTGCGCCACCGGCGGCGCCTGACCCGTGCCGAACGTCGCGTTGTTCACAGCCGCGAGGTTGCGCAGGTTGGTGAAGACAACGCCGAAGCCGTCCTTGAGCACGCTGAACTTCACCGTGCAGTGCTTCCAGGTCGTGCCGCCGTCCTCGCTGACCTGCAGGTAGTAGTCCTGGCCGATGGACGTGGCGGCCGGGTGCTTCAGCGGAAGGACCTGCCGCGGGCGCTTCATCCAGAACATTTCCGGGGGCTGCACGCCGTTGTTGTTGCGCTCGAGGTAAGCGGCGTTGTAGTCCAGCCCGGTCAGCGCGTTGAGCCCCATCTCCGCGGCGAAGTCGAACCCGTTGGGATCCTGCGCGTAGGGCCCGCTGGTGTAGCCCACGAAACCCGACGCGTGAGCCAGGCCCCACGCGCGGCCCACGTGCCCCCAGCGGTCGAACAGCACGCCGCCCTGCACGTGCTTGGCGTGGTAGGTGCTGGCGTCGGCCAGCTTCGCCTCGGTGACCTTGACCAGTTCGCCGTCGATCGCCGCGGAGTGCATGTCGCTCTCAGCCCAGAGCGGCAGGATGCCCCACGTGTGCTCAATCACCACGCGGCCCACGCCGTAGATCTCGGTGGCCAGCTCGCTGCGGTCGACAATGCCCGTGATCTTGTTGACGGTGTTGGCGGCCAGCGTGGCTTCGGCGTCCGCGTCGGCCGCATCACTGCCGCGCTTGCCCAGGTCAACCCACTTGGCCGTGCCCTGGTTGCGCTGCCACACGCGCAGCTGGTACGGCCGCCAGTTGGCCTGCTGGGCTTCGCTGGCCGTCTCGTCAGCGCTCGACGCCGGATCGTCCACTGCAAGCGAGGCGCTCAGCTCACAGGCCCACAGCCAGTTGGCTGCGCGGCAGACGGCGTCGATCGCCGCCAGCACGCCCATGCCGTGCACGCTGACCTCGGGCAACTGGCGATCGCCGGCGTCGTGCGCCGCAGCGCCCAGCAACGCCAGCGTCTCGGGGGCGAGCATGACCACGCGAGGCTTGACGTCCGGCTGCGCGTCGGCGACGTGGGCGCCGTACAGCCAGCGGATCACGAGCGAAGCCAGGGCCTGGCGAAAGGTCCAGTACTGGCCGGCGGGATCGTCGTCGTGCGTGAACACGAACGCCCGCAGGTTGGCCACGCTCTCCATGTAGCCGCCGGACGGGATGGCCGGCTTGATCTGGTGGTAGGGGTTGCGGTTGGGCCGGCCCCGGAAGTTGAACACCGCCGGCAGGCTCATCGACTCGATCAGGCGTGAGCCGAAAGTCTCGTGCGCGACCCAGCGGCCGTAGACCAGGTGCTCGGTCTGGCGGTTCATCACTGTCGGCGTCCCGTGCGCCAGCAGCGTCACCTGCTCGCCGTTCTGCGGGTCTACCTGGAACTGGTGGCGGCGCAGCACGCCCTCAAATCGCAGCTTGCCCTTGGGCGGGTCGGTCGGCTCCTGCTGGACCATGGGATCGGCCGGCGGGAACACTTCGACCCGAACCTGGTCGTCGGTGGAGAAAGCTTTCATGGCCTCTTCGAAGGCGACGGTGGTGTCGTCGATCGATGGAGCCACGAAGGTGAACTGCGCCGACGCGCCGCGCAGCCCGATCGCGTTGACGATCGACTCGCAGCGCAGCCGGGGCTCGACCAGCCAGCCATCCTGCTCGCCGTTAAGCATCTGGGCGCCGTCGGCCAGCGGACGCCGGTAGACGATCTGCTGGACCTGGGCGACCACTAGTTGTGTCAGTTGCTCGGCCATGGCGATTACGGTTCTTCTTCCTCGGGTGGCAGCGGCACGAGCTGCATCCAGGTCCAGACGCACAGCCGGCGAAACGCCACGGTCCCTTCAGCGGCTTCCGCGCTGGGATTCGCAGGCTCCACCGGCCCCAACACGCGAAAGTCCTCCAGCTTGCATGGGTCGAACACGATGCCGTGGATCGTGACCTTGCTGGTCTCAGCCCGGTTGCGACGCTGGTCCCATTCGACAATCCGACGCAGCAAGGCGCCGTTGGCTGCGGTGTAGGTGGCGCCCTCGGCCACCAGGTAGCCGGTGATCTGCATCGAGCCAGGCTTCTCGCTACCCACCGTGACGAAGCGCTTGGCGATGCCAGGATGGTCGTTGACCTCGATCGTGCTGGGAGCCGGCGAAGGCTGGTGACGCCAGTCGATGCGATCGTTTACCGCGATGTCGTTGACGAGGTACTCCATCAGTCAAGCCTCCCCGTCGGCGACGTGAGGCGAGGCTCGCCATTGACGTACATGTTGGTGACGTTGACCGCTCCCTGCTGCTGTTCGATCCGCGAAATGAGGCCGCTGATGGTTGTTTTCAACTCATCAAGCCGTTCGGCGATCTCACGCTCACGCGCGGTGGGCTCGCGGTAAAACGACTTCGCGCGAGGGATACCGCCAGGCCCAGCGACCGTTCGAACTTCCGTTGGCCTTCGCAGGAGTTCTGTCCGCTTGTCGATCGCGGCATAAGCAGCCTCCAACGCATCCTCGCCAGTCAAACCGCCACTGCCCTCAAACAGAATCTCATCAAGCTTGGAGGCAAGCGCTCCCTCTCCAGAGGTCTGCAGGACCTCTTTGAGCTTGGACCGAACTGCGCCGCTCATCGCGCCGCCCAGATCTGACTGAGACAGTCCGGCGGCGGTGGTGCTAAACGCTCGCTCAGCCTGCGCAATTGACTCGGACGGCCCGGTGTTGAGACGACGGATCGTCTCCAAGCCCCTGCGGCGCAGAGCAGCGTCGTCCCCGAACTCCGAGCGAAACTGTATGAAGCTTTGATAGGTCGCAGTGCCGGGCGTGAGCAGTTCCTTCGAAGGGACATCCGCGGCAGCCTCAAAGCTGGCCTTTGACAAGAACTCTGCGCGTAGCGATGAATCAGCTTGAAGAGCAGCAATCGCTGCGTCTCCACGTTCAGATCGACCGAGGGATTCGAAGAACGCATTGATCTGGCGCGACAGGCTGATCTGCGCCGTGCGTGTCATCTCTCCCGTCCGGTCCGCTGCGCGATTCGAAATGGCAGCGAACATGCTGCCGGCGCTTTCGCGCGAGAAGCCGTTGCCCATAGCGCCCGTAACAGCTTGCGGAATGGTCGTGTCACCACGAGCGCCCACCACCCGCGACAGGCCGGCAACGGTCTGGAGATACCCAAACCCGACCAGGTTGTCGCGCGTACCAATGGCATTGGACGTGTCGCCAATCGCACCAGCGAGAACCGGAGCTCGCTCGGGTTGATCAGGGCGGATCTGCAACGCCAGCCCCACCAGGTCCGCAGAGCGCCCTTGATCGCCGCCGGTAGAGCTCATGGCGTCTGCCAACGACGACAAGACATTCGGCAGCGGCACCCCATACTTCCGCGACAAGTCCTCGCCTGTCTGGCGCATCTTCGCGTACTCGGAATCAGAGGCGCCCGGCATGTTCAGCTTGAGGGTCCGCTCCGCGCTGGCAACCGTGACGTTTTCCTTGAACGCCTTGTCCTGCAACTGCACGATGAGCCGCAGCTCAGCCACGATCGCCTGGTAAGCCGCAAGGATGCTGCCTGCTCCGGTCAGCACGGGGAACAGGCTGCCGGCAGCGCCACGCAAAAGCCCGAACGTGGCAGCCAGTGAACCGGTGGCGCCATCAGCTTCCACAGTAGCCTGCGTGGCGCCACGAATGGCTCGCGACATCTCCGACTCGATGCGGTCGCGTTCACGCAGTCGAGCGGCAATCCGTTCGATCATGCGGGCACGACGCTCGGCTGCCTGCTCAGCCGCCGCGTCGGCCTGCGTTCCTTGCGAGGTCAGGCGAGCAGCACGGTCCTGCTCAACGATCAGTTCTCGCAGACGGTCACGCAACCGCTGCTCCGAGTTGCCACGCCGTTCACTGCGTTGCGACGCACGATCCGTGGCTTCTGCCGAAACGCCTGACTGTGCGGCGCCATCAGCGTCGGCCTGCGTTGCCGCCCGCTGCGCTTCTGCCGCCTCGCGAACGCGGCGCGTCATCTCCGCCTGGATGTTGACCTCGCGGCCCAGCTCGTCCGTGATGCGCCGGATCTGATCCTCGCGGGCTTCGGCGATCGCGACCTCGGACTGGTCGATCGTCGCCCCCTCGCGGATGCTCTGCAGGTACGCGTCCTGAGCTCGAACCAGTTCCTCGAGGCGTGCCCGCAGATCCTGCTTGGAAGCCGACTGCTGCACCGCCGCCCGCGCGGAGAGCTCGCCGGCCTGCTGAGCCGCGAGCCCGAACTCCTGCTCCGCGCGGACCGCGTCCAACACGGGCTTGGTCGCCTGGTCGTCGGCCGTGATCCGGATTTTGACCTCTTCAGCCATGGATCAAGCCGGATCGGAGAAGGCGGCGGCAAGCGCCTTGCCGCTGAGCGTGAAGTTGCCCAGGTTGTCGCGCCGGGCCGACATGCTCGACCGCTCGTAGCTCACGTCGGTGAGGGTGACGATCTTGTCGGCGCCTGCGCCAGCGTTGCGAACGCGGGCGGTGACGTCGTCCTCTGCCTTGTCCAGCAGCGTGAGCAGCGTGGTCAACGAGCGAGACGAGATCTGCAGGGTGATCGGGCCTTCGTTGGTGCCAGCCCGCTCAAACTTGGTCGGCACCTCCTGCCCCTCTTTGCGGATGCCGATCAACGGCCCGCGAATCCGCGAGATCTCCAGCGTTTCAATGCCCGGGAATGAGTCGGCCCCGTGCGTGAATGCCTTGACGTCGAATACTTGAACTTCAGCTTGCTCGGCCATGGCGGGTCTCCTTGCGCAGCTCAGGTGCTGCTGATGTTGCGGATGTAGGTGATGCGCCAACCGCAACTGATGTAGCCGGTCAGTTGCGCGGCGTCGGGATCGGGCATGATGCCGGGCTCCTGTTCGACCATGCTGAGCACGGTCGAGTCCAGGTCGCTCTCGGCCAGGGCTTCCATCTGGGCGTGCACCTGGTCGTAGAACTCCGAGAGCTGCATGAGCTGCGTCTGGGCCTTCGAGCGGTCGATGCTGATGAACGCGCCGACGATCACGATCAGTTCACGCTCACGCTTGTTGCCGTCCTTGCGCATGCCGTGGTCGCGATACCAGTGCACGAACACGACGGGGTTGTCGGCGCGGGCCTCGTCAGCGGCCGGGCGGCGAATGAGCACGCGATCCGCATGCAGCCCGCTGACTTCCAGCAGCCCGGTGCGGATCGCAGTGAGGATGTCGTTGCGAGTGTTGGTCGCGGGCATGCTCAAAACTCCCTCGCGAACCCGGTGAGCGACTGTTCGAGCAACGTGGTGAAACGAGGCGTCAGGTCCTGTGCGGTGCGGGCCAATGCGTCGGTGCCCTTGACAGTGACCTGGTTGAGCAGCACGAACAGCAGCTTGCCCTTGACGTCGCCCTTCTGCCGGCCGTTCTTGGTCGTCCGCTTGTAGGTGCCGCCGGTCCGCAGGAACGCCACCAGGTTGCCGCTGCGGCTTTCGAAGATGGACAGCAACTTGCCGCCTCGCGGGCCGCGCTGGGCCATGGCTTCGCGAGGACTCATGCGCATGATGCCCGAAGCGTCCAGGTTGTCGGCGATCGGCACCCACAGGTGCTTGGCGTTCTTGGGGCGGACGGTGGTCTCGCCCTGGTCCAGCAGCATGCGGGCATAGGGCACGCCCTCGCCGATGCCGAAGGTGCCGCTAAGCGGCTGGTCAAGCTCATGGGTCGCCTTGGCCCTCAGCATGCCGCTGCGGACCGCCAGCGGGGCGTTGCCCGCCCGCGACGACCGCCAGTCGCCTCCGGTGAGGTAGCGGGTCTGAAGCCACGCCTGAGCCTCGCCCAGCCCTTGGCGAAGGGCAGAGCCGATAGCCTGGCCAAGCCCGCGTGCGTTCTCCCGGTGGGCCAGGAGGACTCGCTGCGACTCAGGGCTGATGCCGATGACGGCCAGTGCCATCAGATCAACCTCCTGATCCACGGCTCGCACGCGGCGATGAGGCTCGGGTCGACATCCTGGTCACGTGCGAGCCACTGCCCGCCGCTGCCGGCGTCGAGCTGGCGCAGGCCAGAGCGGCGATCGACGTTGAGGCGACGGACAGCTTCCACCACGATCGCGCGTTGCAGATCCTCGGGCGGCAGGAACGCGCCCTCCGGCACGGACTCAGTGTCCGGGTCGATCCAGCCTGCGGTGTAGATGACCTGAATGGTTTTGAAGCCATCCGTCCAGACGTCATCGGTCCTGCGCAAGTAGCCTCGCTGCTGGTTGACTACGTAGTCCGTATCAGCCACTAGAGCGATGACACTGGCGAAGCCGGCTGTCGTCGTAAACACACCGGCATCCTTGACCGATGTCACCGACTCAATGGGCAGCCTGCTCAAGAAAAGCCGGCGGCGACGGCCGAACACTTCGGGGTACTCGGTGACGTTGACGGCTCGCATGATCGCACCGGGCCGGCCCATAAGGCGAGCGGCCGTTGCGGTCACCGCCACGAGCAACGCCGTCAACGAGGCTTCAGCCCCGTCCTCGTTCATGTTGGCGAGCGACTGCAGGTCAGCGAGTTTTGCGAGCTTGTCGGCCATGGCGAATCACTTGCGGCTGGGAGCCTTGATGGCACGGTCGGTCACTTCGCCCTTCAACGGAGCGAACTCCGCGGGGTCGATGCCCGAGGCGGTGGCCTGAGGCAGCGTGAACGTTTCACCGGCCTGCCGGCCGGCAACGTTCCGGCGAAGCTGCACAATCGTGTTTTGAGTCTGGGGCTTGGTTTCTTCGGCCATAAAAGCGTCCTTTCGATTCGGAGTTAAGCGGCCTTCAGCGGCCGTTCAAAGCCCGCCCCCGGGGGGGGGCGGGTTGTTGAACGGTCGATGGGATCAGCCACGCACCACAGCCAGGGCGCCCAGGTCGGTCGCGGGGACTCCGACGTTCGTGAAGAAGCCAACGGCGGAGAAGTAGGTGCCGGCGTCGCCGTTGCCGGCCTTGGCCTGCAACTGCAGGTACCGGGCGTGCGGCTGCTTCAGGTCCACGATGATGACGATCGGCTTGTTGTCGTCATTGGCGCCGGGCACGACGCTGTCCAAAGCGTCGAGCAGTTCGGTGGGGGTGCCGGCCAGCGTGGTGGCATCCGTCTTCGTCTCGCTTTGCATCACCTTGAGCACGGCCATGTCCGCGTCGATCGAGCCGATCAGCCCGACGAAGACGAGCGACTGGGCGCCACCTGCAAGAGCGGTGTCAACGACGTACGACACGTAGTCGGCGTTGTCCTTGATCACGCCCGGCGAAATGGCCGCCACGATCTTCATGTGTTCAAACGGCTGCATAGGTCAGGTTCCTTGTCCAAGTTTCTGGTGTGAGATTCCGGCTGCCTAGCTACACTGGATGCTGACAACTCCGGTTGCCCGGAGACGCCCGCGAGGCTCTTACCCTCGCGGGCGTTTTACGCTTGGGATCAGCCCGCCGCCGGCGTGATGATGCCCACGACCGGGCCCGGCGTGGTCGCGTCGCCCAGCGTGTGGTTGTTGATGGCGTGACGAGCAGTCGCCAGCACCCCGATCTCCTTGCTCGTGAAGTAGGCCTCGCGGCTGGTCTCGATGGTCAGTTGCTGCCGTGAGCCGTGCGTGGACGACAGGCCGATGTCGCCGTAGATCGCGGCGATCTGGCTGTTGCCCGTGCTGCGCGGCATGACGTGCGAGATTTCGACGGGCGTGCCGAACACCTGCAGGCCGGGCCGACCCTCGATCTCGGAGCGGGTGACGCCGCCGGCGTCCGTGATGATCTTGGCCAGGCGCTGCCAGTAGAACTCATTGGAGCACACCAGCACGCCCTGGCCGGGGCGAACGTGGCGAGCCTGGCCGATGGCCTTGAGGATGTCGTCCTTGCCGATGCCGGTCCAGCCGCTGCCGGCCGCACCGCTGCCCAGCACCAAGCCGCCGCCGTCGTTGACGCCGTTGATCTCCTTGAGCAGAAACGTGATGCCGGTCTCGTTGTCGTAGGTGTCGGTGCCGTCACCGATCAGGCCGTTCTCCTCCAGCATGATCGAGAAGCCCAGGCTCATCTCCTGGAGCAGGAGCTCAGCCACCGCGATCAGGGCGTCGGCCTCCAACTGCTTGGGGTAACTGGTGAGGATGTCATAGTCGGCGGCGGTGAGGCTGATGGGAGCCACCGTCATGTTCTGCTTGTCCACGGCGGTACGAATCTTCGTCTTGTGCGCACGCATTCCGCTGACGCGTCGCGTGAAGCTGGCCTCCGGCGTGGTCATGGGCATCATGAACGCGTTGCGAGCCCACACGCTGGAGTCCTCCACCAGCCGTTCGATGCGGCTGGTGTGTTCGTGCGGGATCAACGCCTGATCGCCGGTGATGTCCTTGGCGTAGGCGCCCATAAATGCCTTGTGGTCGGCGTTGAGGATCTCCAGGCTTCGCTTGCGCATGGAGTCGTCACCGGTGCGAGCCATGACGCACAAAGCGAAGGTGCGGGCCTGCTCCTCGGAACCGAAACCACCGCGGTAGTTGCCGTGCAGGTCGTAGGCCCGACGGGCAGCGGCGGCGAGTTTCTGATCGAGGTCGGCCAGCGAGGTCTTGTACTGCTGTTCGAGCTGCTTGACGGCGTCCTCAGCCTGCTTGAGCCGGCCGTTGTCCGCGCCCCAGCCCTTGATCTCGTTCAACGTCGCCTGGATCTGCTTGAGGTCGCCGGCGAGGATCTTCTCGGCGGCCTTCTCGATCAGTGCCTTCAGTTGAATCTCGTCCATGTGATTGCGTCCTTGCGATGAGTGATGAATGCGTTGCCTGGCGATCAACCTTCGCCAGCGAGGGTCCGGAGCGAACGCTCCAGATCAGCGGTGCCCGACTTGGTTCCGGGGTTGGGCGACCCGTCGTCGTCGTGGTGATGCCCTTGGACCTGCAGGCGCTGGTAGGTCTCGACGACGTTTTCGATCAGACCAGCCAGCCGGCCATTGAGGTCGGCATCGAGTGCTTTGGCAATCTCGGTGGCGATCAGCGAGCGGAGCTCGTCATGATCACTTTGAATTTCGAGCAGCTCCCCAGGCACCGTGGCCCCCATGCCAGCCGAGGCCGCACGCGACAGCGCGGCGCGGTTCGCCGGGATCGGCACCGCGGAGATCTCCAGCAACTCCACCTCGGTGAACACGCGAAGGCGCTTGCGGGGCCCTTCTTTCATGTCGAAATCCCGCATCTCCCACGCGTGAGCCAGAAATCCCACGCTGAATCCTTTGGCCCGCTTCTTCGGATCGGGATTGGAGTATTTGCGCCACCAGGCATCGGAAGTCTCGTCCTCGTCAAACCACGCGGTGCCGACAAGGCCGCCTTCTTCGACAGACAGATTCAGCCAAGTGCCGATCTGGGCAGGCTTGCCGTCCGCCCGCGTGTACTGATGCCCAGGCATTAGCACCGGGTTCTGCATGAAGGTCTTGAGCCACTTCTTGTAGGCCCTGGGATCGACGATCTCTTCGTACCGATCCGGGTCATGGGTAGACACCACGGCCTCTACTGTTCGATCGTTCAGATTGATGCCGCGGACCACCATTTCGCGAGCGCCTTGATCACCAGCAGACGGCTCCAGTTCGCGAGTCGAGGCGTCAAGAATTTTGCGGATGACGTCGGCGTACTTGTTCATGGTTCGGTCCCTTCGATGTCGCGGGTCTGCTCGGCGCCCAGGAAGCCGTGCTGTAGGAGGTGAGCGATGCCCCTGGCATCGGCGATCGTGTCGTTGGGGTAGCGGTTGATCGTGGTGCAGCCACAGTTCGCGGCGTCTTCTGCATCCAGGCCAGGGCCGCGTGGATAGGGCGTCTGGGCGCCGGTCTGCGGAAGCGTGAAGTCCCGGTCGATTGGGATAGGCGAGGCCATGGTCTGACGCTCTGCTTCAAAGTGCCAAGGCCGGCCGGTCTCTTTTCGAGACCACAGCCATGTCTTGTTCGGCACGCCCGCCTGCTTGCGTCCCTGCTGCCTCGCGTCCTCCACGGCGCCGCCAATCTCCGTGCGTGCGATTGTCTTGGCACGGCCGGCGGCGAGATTGAACTCCTTGCGTAGCCGTTCAGCGATCTGACTGGTTGTCTCGCCCTGCGACAGGCCCTCGGCCATTTCACTGGCCAAACGACGACGCAGCGTCTTGTTGGGTTCCTTGAGCCGGACCTCACGGGCACGCATCGCGGCCTCAACGCCGGGGTCCTTGATCGAGAATGGATCAGGCTTCGTCTTGCCTGTGGCGGCGGCGTGCTCCGCCATCACCTGCTTGCCGCCGAGTTCAAAGGCGGTGCGCATCAGCGGCCGGGCTCGCAGCAGCCAGCGAGTGTCGGCATCGGAAAGATCAAAAAGCACCTGGGCGATGATGTCGCGGTGATGCACAGGCATCTGCCGCACATACTCACGACGAGTCCGACCGCTTTTCGGATCGACATCAAACAGCCGAACCGCGACATCGGCCAACGCCGATGGAGGCAATGCGAGCGTGACGCCGTCAAGCCGACGCAGCACCTGCTGGCGGAGCTGATGCACGTGCTTCGACCAGCGAGACTCGCCGTTGGTTTCGAGGCCCGCCCAGCTCGCCCGCCATGCCATCCAGAGGCGTTCGAGTTGCGACGCGGTCAGCTTCGCGACGTGTTCGAAAATCGACTTGCCGGCATCCTCGTCGGGCATCGGCTTTTGTTCATCCGTCGCGTCAGCGGCGCCGTCGGGATCAGTCGCCCCCGGCAATGTCGCGGCTTCGTCTTGAACGTTGACCAAGCCAAAGGGCCGGTACCACGTGTTGCCCCACCACGGCTCTTCGAAAGGAAGGTCATACGCGGAAATCACCTGGTTCAGCGGCACACCGAGAGCGATCCACTCAGCCGCCTGCTTGGCCAACTCCAACGTCGCTTTTTGAAGGATCGACACGGTCGATGCATCAAACCAGAAGTAATACTGGTAGCCGTGCACGCCTGCCCTGACCTTGCATTCGCCGCGATGGCGTTGCACACGTTCACGCTTGGCCATCTTGCGCTGCCGCGCGTCACGAAGCGACAGAGAGGCGTCGCCGACGAACGCAGGCAGTAGCGCCAACATCAACTCCGAAGCGATCCATTCGGCCCGAGGCAGATGCGTGCTCGTCCACGCGATTTCGTCAGCCTTTTCGGTGGGCTGGCCACTGCCCAATCCCTCGCGACCGGTGTAGCCCATCGCCAGCGGACTCATACCGAATGCGACGCAAATGTCTTCCCGGCTGTAGTACTTGAGTTCAGTAAACTCCATCTCGGCGAACGAGCTGAACAGCTTCTCGACCGTCAGTCCGCCTTCAAGCAGCATCCAGCGATGCCGGTTTGATGGCCCGCTGAAGCGATCTTCCAGCGTCGATTCGAGCTCGTCGCGCTGCGGCTCGGTCAGGTTGCGATCGGTCTTCAGACCAAGCCCTCCGCCAGCGCCATGACGCAGCGATTGATCGTTGGCGACGTCAGCTTGGTAGTGCTGCGAGATCGCCAGACCTGCGGCGTGCCGCGGACTCAATGCACGCTCCAAGTCGCCCGTCCCGTAATCGGGATCGGTGATGACGTGCACCTGCTCAAGCGTCAAATCCTGTGCGACGCCGACGCGACCGATGGGAGCGTAGGTGTAGCCGATGATGCCGCTGACGCCACGCTGCTCAGCAATCTCCAGGGGCGACACCGGCCGCCAGCCGATGATGCGTCCGCCCGCAAGCTGCTTGACGATGTAGACCCTGCCGAACAGATCCAAGAACGCCGAGATCGCCATGGCCGCCAGACGAAACGTGAAGCCTGCGGCAGGGCGTTCGAGCAGCTCGACCAGCGGCCCGTTCTCAACGATCTGATCGTCAGCGGTGGACACGCGCAGCGGCATCATGGACAGAGCCTGCGCCTTGCGCTTGACGCAGGCATATACCGCCACGACCTTGCTGTAGGGAGTTTCAACCGTCTGAGTTGAAGTCTTCGCCGCAAAATACTTCGCCAACTCCGCAAGGGACATGGCGTCGGCCGATCGCCGCACGGGGCGGATCGGGTGTCGATGCGTGGCACGTGGCGTTCGGTATCTCACTGCCAACGCCTCCAGTTGGTTCGGCCGAGGGTCCGAGCAGTCGGAGTCGCGGTCAGTTCGCTATGGCCAGCCATGATCGCCAGGGCGCCGCTGTAGGCGATGTCGCAGTGCGATTCGGGCAACAGCGGGTTCTCCGACTCGACCAGCTTCAGGCTGCCCTTGCCGTTCTCGTCAGTGGCGCCGTCCGCGTCGGACTGCTTCTGCACCGCGTAAAGGTCGGTGGCGACGAACTTGAACGCGCTGCTCAGCGGCGGGATCGTCTGCGCGCCGTCGCGAAACGCCGTCGCCAGGCCGCTGCCCAGATCGCTCTTGCGCTTGCCGCCGAAATTCACAGGCGTCCATCGCTCCGGGTACTCGGTCTCCAGCGTCTCGTTGCTGTCCATGCCCAGGCCTGTGGAATCGCCGCATCCCACGCTGGTGGGCTTGCTGCGCATCGCTTCGCGAATGATGTCCCGCTGCAGGGCGAAGCTGCAGTTGTGCATGACCACCAGGTAACGCAGGTGCTTCACCTCGGGGCGACCATCGTTGATCCAGAGGGACGACAAATGTCCGCGACGCGCCACGTCCCAGCCCAGTTCCGGCCGGCCCGAGATATCGCCCAGGGCCTTGAAAAACGAAGCCGACCAACCGGCTTCAGCCTCGACACGAATAAAGTCGAACGGCCGGCCTTCGCCGGCGGCGCCCGCGGCTTCGAGCTGCGCCCATCGCAGCAGCGATTCGAGAGCGCCCATGAACTTGCACTCGTACTCGCGCTGCCAGCCGATCTCATCGCCGTACAAAGCCTTGAAGGCGTCGATCGAGCAGGGCTTGCCGTCCTGGTCACGCAGCTCAAAGCCTTCGGCGACGCTCTGGTAGATGTCGCAGAAGTGCACGCTGTAGAGCTTCGGATCGCTCACCAATTCGTAGAACTTCGAGTCCTTGCCGCGAGGCGTGCTGATCGCAATCACGCGGAAGCCACGCGTCGCCAGCGGGAACACAACCCGCCAATGGTCGTAGCCCCCGCGGGGGAACAGGCCAAACTCCGTGAAGATCACGTTGCCCGTCAGGCCGGCGATGGTGTCGGGGTGACGGCCGGGCAGACTCACCACGCGCCCGCCATTGGGCAACACCAGCTCGCGGGCCTTGTGCACGAACGTGTAGTCAAGCTCCGCGTCATACTCCTCGTAGGGCTGGGAGTCGATCTCATTGATCTTCTGCTCGTAGTACTTGGCCCACCACTTGCACTTCTCGAAGGTGGAGTCGGCCTGCCGCTGCGTGAGCGACACGATGTACCAGGACTCCCCACGCTCCATTGCTTCAAGCACAGCCTTGGCCGCCGTGGTGAAGTCCTTGCCCTTCTGGCGGTGCCAGCACACGACCTGCACGCGAGCCTGGTCAGCGAAGAACCGCTGTTGGGCAGCGTCGAGCTTCACGGGAGGAGCAGCAGGCCGGCGGGTGCGAGTCTTGCTCATGACTGCACCTCCGCCGGGGCGAGGCCCAGTAGCTGCTCACGGATCGTGGTGAACACGCGTGGGTCGATCGACTTGCCGCGTTGAGCCTGTTTCTCCAGGCGATCAATCTGCTTTTGAAGGGCCTTCACCTGGGCGGGCAGGTTCTGGATTTTCTGGTGCAACTGCTGGCGCTCGAGCTGGGCCTTGACCAGGTCGCTCTGCAGCTTCAGCCGGGCCCGCTCGCTCGCGGCGACTTTCACCAGCAGCTCTTCGCGCTTGAGCTCGACCTTGCTGTGGGCATCCAACGCGACGATCAGGTTCATCACTTCCTTGGCTTCAAGCTCTTCGAGGTTGTCCGTGGCAACGAGCCGCTCGGTCACCAGTTCGATTAGTCGAGCGTTGGCGACTTTGTGCATCGACTGCACATTGCTGGCCGTGGCTTCGTCCACGCTCAGGCGAGCGATGCGGCGGGCGTGTTCGCCTCGGACCTGCTGATAGAGCCGGCGGAAGTGATCGCTGAATCGGTAGACGGCATTGTCGTCGATCGCCGGCTCGTCAGCGGTGCCACCGAGATCCTTGTTGAGCCACTCCCAGGTCTGGCGGACGGAGATCTCGCGATCGGTCAGACGCAGGCCCAGATTCTCCAGCGTCGAAGTGTCGAGCTTGAGCAGCTGCGACCGCAGGCCCGCCGTGTCGAAGCGAGCGACCGCTTCGCGCACCAGTTCGATGCGAGGCGGCATAGCGAGTTTTTCAGCTTTTTCAGCCATGGCCATAGCCATCACTCGTTCTGCAGATCCGTGAGCCGCTTGCGCAGTTCGACACCTTGACGGTGGACTTCGACGTAGCGTTGGGCGTGACGCGCGACCTCGTCGGCGTTGGTGTCCAGCCGGGACCCGACCGCAAACAGCGCGTCCTGGAGCGAGCCGGCGATCCCCTTGAGATCAATCTCGACAGCGTCGAGCCGCTCCTGCAGCTCGACCATCAGCCCTTTGCGTTTGAGTCGGTCGCTCATGGCGTCCCTCCGAAAAGCTTCGCGGCAACCAGCTTGAACACCAGCGGGCCGCCCCAGTTCAAAGCCATGAAAACGACCGAAAAGATCGCGGCGTACCTGCCCAGCGTGGTGCGGATTTCGTTGATCGCCTTGCCCTGCTCTTCGATCTTGCCCCACGTGTTGGCGAGCCGGGCATCAACCTCATCGCGTTGTTCTTTAACTTGGCTCGACTGCTCGGCCAGCTTGGCCTCAATATCGCCAGCCGGCAGCAGGCGATCGGGGAGCTTCGCGCGGAGCACCTTGGCGTCGGTTTCGAGGGCGTGCAGACGCTGATCGTGCCCGTCCAACGCCTTCTGCACGCGGTCGTTCACCGACTCCTGGTTGGCGACGTGACGCCGGGTGACGGTGACGTACTCGCGAAGCTCGATCGCCTGGCTGTGGATCGTCACCACCAGCTTGCCGAGCTGGTCGTTGACGGCTTGAGCCAAAGCGTCCAGTCGCTGCCCCAATGTTCGGTCGTGCTCAGTCACGCGTGATGCTCCGAAAACTGCAAGGCCACCGGCCCGCGTTGGCAGGCCGGTGGAGGGGTGAATCGAAAGGGTCAGTCACCGTTGCCGGTGCTTCCGGGGGCCGAGGCGCCGAGGTTCACCGACGAGCCGGCGCCCGGGGTCAGATTCACGGGGATGTTCAGATCCGGCGAGATGTTCGGCGTGTTCGTCGGGGTCGCGGTAGAGTTCGACGTCGCGGCCGGGCCGGTCTGCGTGCCCTGCTTTTCGCTCTGGCCGTGCGTGGTGACCGTCACCGTCACGCTGATCGGCGAGCGGTCAAACGTCACGTGGTGCTGCCCGACGCCGGCGAGCTCGCCCGGCGTCGCTTCGCTGACGCTGTCACCGTTGAGCACAGCGCCCTTCTTCGCGGCGCCGCCGAAGTACAGGTTGATCGTCGCGTTGTTGCGGAGGTCGGCCCATTGCTCGTCGGTCTGCCCCTGCTGCGTCGGCTGGTCCTGCGTCGTGGGCTGGTCCGTCGTGGCACACCCGGCCAGCGTGAGCAGGCCGATCGCGGCGATCGCGGCGAACACGCCCAGACGGTTGTAGGTGCCCGTCAGCGTGTCGCAGCTTTCCGGGCCCGGCACGGCCCCCGCGTCCTCGCTGCTCACGTTGTTCTGGCGGGCCTTAGCGGCGCCCACGGCGACCAGGACGACCGCGACGACGCTGCCCCAGTCGGGCGACGTCTTGGGGTCGTCATCGAGCTCGGCCATGCCCAGGTTGCACACGCACGCGATCACGCCCAGCAGGGCGTAGACCAGGGGCTGTCGCTTGCCGACCAGTTGACGCAGATTCATCGGTGTTCTCCGCAAAAAGTTTTTTCGTTTTGCTCGACTTTGCCAGTTGACATCATTGCCGGATATGGTAATATCCGTGCATCGCCCCGGGGGACGGGGCAAACAGGAGATTGAGCATGAGCAGCAACGGCAGCAACAGTGGGACTTGGGGACCGCCGATCGGACAGCCAACTGTCAGCATCTACCGCGCGTGGACGGTCCTCCGCGACTGCCTCGGGGCACTTGAGCGCGGCAACCTCGACGGCATCAATCGCTCCGTCCAGATCGACCTGGCTTTGCGATCCGAGCCCGCGCAACTGACCAGCGTCGCAGCCGTAGACCTGCTGGAGCGAGAGATCGTGTCTCGCGGGCTGCCGATGGTCGTCGCCAGCAATGCGGCGTCGGCGGCGTTTGCGGTCGCCAGCGGGGATCGCTGTGGTGCGGGTCGCGTCCTGCTCAACACCGCACTCAGCAGCCTCAACTACACGCCCCCCGTGATCGAGCCGCCCTACAACGTCGAGCAGATTTGACGCCTCGCGCCCGGAGCCGTGCCCGCGACGGCCGAGGGCCTGCGGCGTCAACGGAGCAACAGCCCATGACCATCCCCATCGTTTCGCAGCTCGACGCCCAGCGGCAGCGCCTGGGCTGGACCTACGCGGAGATCGCCGCTCGGGCCGGCACGTCGCCGGCAGCGGTGCATCGCTGCCTGTCGGGCAAACAGCAGCCGCGGGCCGACCTGATTGAACGGCTCGCGACAGCGATGTGCTGCGAAGTGCTCGTGCGCCCGAAGTGATGGACGTCAGGCGGCCGGCACAATTGCCGACCGCCGCCTGCCGGCCAGGGCTGCGGATAGAAAAATCAAGGGGAAAATGGAGCCGGGGACAGGCGGCGTGATCACGGCCGCTTTTGGCGATGGCGTGGGCAATCAACCCGTGCGTCGTCGCGACCGGCTCCCGCCTCGTGGAGTGTTTCGAACGGGGAATTGCGGGGGCCGAAATCGAACCGGCGACCTCCTGGTTATGAGCCAGACGAGCTGCCTGCTGCTCTACCCCGCAGTGGTGATGTGGCGTTGTGCCGAGCATCCGTACCCGCGATCCGGCCGTCCCTGGCCGGAAAAAGAACAAGGGCCGAGTTCACCTGCAGAGCCCCTGCAAGCGAACACGGCCCCTGATGGGTCGTGCTGGGTTTAACGTCCACGCGGGTTCACGGCGTTCTCACTCGCCGCTTGGTTGTCGTCGGACACCCTAGCATCCTCGGGCGGTTTGTCAAGCCGAAGGTGCCTCAGTTCCGCGAGAATTTTTGCCAGAGCCCCGAGGATGAACAGGGCGATCGCACCGATGAACGCGACTCCCGCGCCGATGGATTTGGCGATGACCTCTGCAGGTGTCGAGTTGTAGTCGACAACGTCGAGAATCCCGCTGGAAACTAGCCCTACAAGTGCCACGATGGCAAACAAAAACGCGAGATTTGCGGCAAAATTGCAGCGATCAATGCTTGCGGTTCGCGGATCCACCGGACTGGGAAGCGACACCTGTCCAGATGGCGCCGCCATACGTTGAAAGCACGATTTGCAGATCTGGATGTTGTTGGCTCCGAGCATTACCTCACGCACCACCTCGTGGCACTCTTCGCACACGTGACCGAACTGCCACGCCTTCCCTGTGATTTTGGCGTAGCAGTCACGGCAGAACCACCTGGAGCCGACCTCAACTGTCAACACCATGTCACTGCCACACGAACTACACTTCGAATCTGGCTTGATGTTTGGCATTTGTACGGTATACCAGTGTTGGCTTTTGAGGAGACATCACATGCGCGTTCCGGTGGGCCCCCGTCGTATTGGAATCAATATGTCAAAGGGGAGCGGGATCGAGCGGGAACAAGCGCGGGATGAAGGGTCATGGCATAAGTGCCACGATCATCATCAGTTGCGATCCTCAGAAGTGGGACGAAACGGGAAGGGCTGCCGTTGGCACGAGATTCTTCAAAATGTCAATCTGGCCGCTTTCTCGTGACATCGAAGGTGCTTCAACCCCCATTTTTGAAGCGCCAAGGGCCTTCTCTCGTGCGCGCTGCGCGCGAGCGCGCAGGTCAATCCAGGCCCCAGATGCGGCCCTCCAGCCGGCCGTTCGGAGCGGTCAGCCGGCTCTCGCCGGCGTTGTACTGGTTCGCAATATTGATGACCGTTTGCGGTCGAGACGCCTTCAGCGCCTCGATTACCACGTCCAGCCGATCGGCCGCAGCAGCATCCCGCGGAGTGGGGTCCTTCACGCGAGGCACAATTTGCCCGAACTGCCCAGTACGCGGGGCTTCTTCGGGCAGCGCATTGGCGTAATCCTCTGCTGTCAGTGCCGCTCGAGGGGCACGCAGAAACGCCTTGCGGCGTTCCAGCAGACCGATCGCCGTATCCAGGGCAGCTTCGTTCCCTGGAAGCCCCTGCGCGTCAAAGATCATCGAGTCAATCTGACTGCCCAGATCGCCTTGGCCAGCCGCCTGAAGCAGCGCCTTCAGGTTCTCTCGCAACGCGCCGGCTGTAGC